TAGTCCAACAAGAAAACTAGACATTTAATTTTTAAGTTATGCCAAACTTTGATAGCATTGATAAAGCTCTAAACGTTGAGAGTAGTATTGTTCAAGTCGAACCTACTAACTCTGAAATAATTCAATCAACAAATTCCAATCAAAATGATATTAAAAAAGATTATGAATACACTCGCGCAAACTTATATTCTCTTATAGAAAAAGGTCAAGAAGCAATTAATGGAATTATGGAACTCGCTGGAGAATCAGATTCTCCAAGAGCATATGAGGTTGCTGGGCAGTTAATTAAAAGTGTTGGTGATGTAACGGATAAATTAATTGATTTGCAAAAGAAACTTAAAGATGTTGAGGAAGATACTGTAAAAACAACAAATAATGTTACCAACAATGCAGTATTTGTCGGTTCAACATCAGAACTATCAAAACTGCTCAAACAAGGTTTTCTAAATAATAAAGAGTAAATTAATATTTTAATGAGTTGGTCTGACAAATACAAAAGATCAATCGATTGTGATAATCCACAAGGATTCTCACAAAAAGCTCATTGTGCTGCTCGCAAAAAAAGACAAAAAGGTGAGAAAACAAAGTCCAGATCTCCATTCAATGAAATGCACGAAGTAAAGTCCCATAAAACAGTTGAGCAGATTGCAAAGAAACATCGTCTTGAAGTTTCTTTCATTCAGAAGCAACTAGAGATGGGAATTCCTATTGAGCATGAACATACAAGAGATAAGGATTTAGCAACTGATATTGCTCTTCAGCATCTTGACGAAATTCCTGATTATTATACTCGTTTAAAAAAGATGGAATCGGATGCTAAAAAGCATCACAAAAAATTTAAAGATGTAAAAGAAGAAACCAAATCTGGAGATGAAGGTCTTCACGATTGGTTTAACAAATCAAAGTCTTCTGATGGAAAATCAGGTTGGGTTCAACTTGGCGGAAAGTGGGCAGGAAAACCCTGTGCTCGTCAACCAGGACAAACTTCAACACCAAAATGTGGAAGTTCCAAAATGTCAGCAAATCTTTCACCTGAAGAAGAAGAGAAAGCAAGAAGAAGAAAAAATAGACAAGACCCAAATCAACCAGAAAAAACTGGTGGTGCTAAACCAACAAATGTAAGAACTGAAGAAATGGATCTCCAAGAAGTAAAAGACAAACCAGGTAAAGGTAGCGGTAAAAAAGATGCTTGCTACCATAAAGTTAAGTCAAGATATGACGTTTGGCCAAGTGCATATGCATCGGGAGCACTTGTCAAATGCCGTAAAGTTGGTGCTGCAAATTGGGGAACGAAATCAGAAGCAGTAGAGATGATTAGATACTGTCCAAAATGCCAAAAAGATGAAACTAGAAACGAATGTAAGTATGGTCCAAAGTTTTGGGAAATGTTTTCAAGACCTCCCGCATTGACTTCAAATCAGATAAAGTATGATCCAAACAGACCTCATCCTGCAAATGAAGAAAAGGATCATGAGTATTCAATGGCTCGCTCAGAACTTTCTACCATCATTTCAGCAGCAAAAAGACTGAAGAAAAAAATGAAGGGTGAGGGTAGTATTGAAGCTTGGGTTCAGTCAAAAATTACCAAAGCAGCAGATTACATTGATACTGCAGCAGATTACTTAGAGAGTGGTGAGCATAACGTTGATGAGTCTGTTATAGTCCAAGATTCTACTGGTAATGATTATGTTGAGTTTATTGATGTCATTAAACCAGAACCATTACAACCTTCTAAAGGATTGGGAAGTAAACTTTCCGTCAGGGAGGAAACTTTATCTAACTGGCGAGAAGAATTAAAACAACTTGACGAAAATCCAATAGCTGCTGGTGCTGCTTTGGGAATTGCTGCAGGTGGTGCTTATCTTGCCCAACAAGCCTATAATGCTGCACAACAAATTAAAAAAAATAGAGAAGAAAAATTAAAACAAGCAGGTCTTCAAATGAATTCTTATGATATGGAGTATGAACTAGTTGAATCTTCAAACTGGAGAAATGACCTCGGAGAAGACTGGCAGAAAGTTAATCGTCAGGATAAAACTGATGGATTGAGTCAAGCAGCAGTAGATGCTTATCGTCGTGAAAATCCAGGTTCAAAACTTCAAACTGCAGTAACTGAAAAAAATCCAAAAGGAAAAAGAGCAAAGCGCCGTGCCAACTTCTGTCGTCGTATGAAAGGGATGAAGTCAAAACTAACTTCTGCAAAAACTGCAAGAGATCCAGATTCAAGAATCAACAAAGCACTTCGTCGTTGGAACTGTAACTAAAATGAAATCTTTTCAACAATTTATTTCAGAAAGTATCACTATCAACGGTGACTTTAACGGAACTCTAAATGTGGGTTCTTCTCAACCAGAACAGGCAAGTGAATCTTTTTTTGCCGATGTGGTTTGGGAAGGAAAGATGTATCGTTTAGAAGTAGAAGGTAAAATGCTTTCTAAAAACGAACTTGCAGAACAAATTCAAGGAGAATATCCTGGAGCAATCGTTCATAACATCTATCCTGCTCAGTTAAATACTTCAAGAATTAAAAACGCACAAAGATATCAACCAGAAAGATTATCTTGGGGTGAATAAATTATGGCACAATTTAATAAAAGTACTCAAGATTTTTTAAATCAAGAGAGAACTCTTTTTGAAGTAAATATGGTCGCCAATAAAAATGGCGAGGTTGTTACACTTGATAACCCATTTCCAGTCACCGGAACTGTTGGAATATCATCAGAGACTGTTGTAACGATTAATCCAGATACAAATGCTGTTGATGCATTTGGTAGAGCAAGAGTTTCTGAATTATTTACTCTTGGTGACTATAAGCACGTTTACGCAATTGACCCAAACTTTTTAGATAGTGTTTCTGGTGCAGGATCATCAGTAACTTTCTTTCAAAACCAAGCGTGTGCAAGATTGCAAACTGGAATTGGTTCTACAGCATCTTGCATTCACCAAACAAAATTTTATCATCATTATCAACCAGGAAAGGGGCAATTAATTTTTAGTTCTTTTAACTTTTATGCTCCTCAACAAAACGCAACGAAAAGAACTGGATATTTTGATGATAGAGATGGAATTTATTTTGAACAAGTTGGATTAAGCACTTCTGACGGAATAAACGCTGGTATTGGAACAAACAACTGGGTAATCAGAACCTTTACAAGTGGTATTGCAACAGAAACTAGAATTCCACAGTCACAATGGAATAAAGACAAATGCGATGGAACAGGTATTTCTGGATTTAATTTGGATATTACAAAAACTCAACTTGCATTTATAGATTTCCAGTGGTTAGGTGTCGGTAGAGTCCGTTGTGGTTTTGCTCATAATGGACAACTTATTACTGCTCATGAATTTAACCATTCCAATTATTTGAGCACAGTTTATATTGCTAATCCAAATCTACCAGTTCGTTGTGAACTCAGAAATACTGGTGTAGGTATTGGAGCATCATTTGATCAAATCTGTTCTTCTGTAATGTCGGAAGGTGGATATATTGAAAGTGGTATTGATTTTGCCTACACAATGACCACATCAAGAACAACACCAACACCGGCAGGAACAGAACTTCCATTGGTTGCGATTCGCCTCAAAAATAGTTTTCAAAATTATCCAAATAGAATATCAGTAAGGTTGAATAACCTTTCAATACATTGTGAAACAAATAGTATCATTTATAGAGTTATTAAACTTCCAAGTTCTGCTTATTTGAGCAATGCTGGAACTCTAACTTGGACCTCTGCTTCTGCTAATAGTGGAGTTGAAGTTTGTGTGGATGCTACAACTTATAGTGATGGTGACGAGTTTGCATCAGGGTATGTTCCTTCTGGTGCGTCTCAAAACTCACTTTCACCAGTTGCTTCTGGAACATTAAGTGCCGCAAAGAAAAATATTATTGTTCAAAATATAGACTCAACAAGTTCTGAAATTTATGTTCTTGTTGTAAGAACCATTACTACTACAGGTAATGCTGTTGCTAACGTTGCTGCTGCTCTTCAATGGAGGGAAATTTACTAAATTATGAGTGAAGTTTATCTTGGTAATCCGAATTTAAAAAAAGCAAATACTCAGATTGAATTTACAGAAGAACAAATTATTGAGTTTTTAAAGTGTAAAGAGGATCCCGTTTATTTTGCTAGAAATTATATTAAAATTGTTTCTCTGGATCACGGTCTGGTTCCTTTTGAGATGTATCCATTTCAAGAGAAATTAATTCATAATTTCCATAAGAATAGATTTAACATTTGTAAGATGCCCCGTCAGACGGGTAAATCTACAACTTGTGTTTCATATTTGTTACATTATGCTGTGTTCAACGATAATGTCAATATAGCTATTCTGGCAAACAAAGCATCTACTGCCAGAGACTTACTTGGAAGATTACAACTTGCTTATGAAAACTTACCAAAGTGGATGCAGCAGGGTATTATATCCTGGAACAAAGGTAGTCTAGAATTAGAAAATGGCTCCAAGATTTCATCTAACTCTACTTCTTCATCTGCTGTCCGAGGCGGATCCTATAATGTCATCTTTCTTGACGAGTTCGCTTTCATCCCGAATCACATTGCTGATGACTTCTTTGCCTCTGTTTATCCTACTATTTCTTCTGGACAGAGCACGAA